AATCAAAAGGGAAGATTTCTAAATGGCTGAAAGCATCACAATAACAGAAGAAGATACTGGCCCAACTGCACCCGTTGCTGAGGATAACCCATCTGAACGACCTGAGTGGTTGCCAGAAAAGTTTAATTCAGCTGAGGACATGGCAAAGTCATATAGTGAACTTGAGAAGAAGATGTCTGCTCCAAATGAGCAAGCAGCTGAAACAGAGACACCACAGAGTGAACCTGTTTCATTTACCAAGTTTGCCGATGAATATGCTGAGGCAGGTGAATTGACTGCAGATAGTTTCACGGAACTTGAAGGCATGGGTTACCCCAAAGAAATGGTGGAGACTTATATTAAAGGAATGCAATCCTCACAGACTGCAGACGCAAATGAAGTAATGGCGACTGTGGGAGGTAAGGAAGGTTATGAAGAACTGACCGATTGGGCTAAGGCATCACTAGATGTCAAAGAGCTAGAACTCTATAATAATATGGTCGGTGGTAGCACTGAAAACGCAAAGATGGCTGTCGAATGGCTGTCTTCAAAGCGTGAAGCAGTTGAAGGAAATGAGCCAAACTTAATACAAGGCAAGGCATCAGCTGCACCTAAAGATGAATTTAGAAGCACAGCGCAAGTTGTAGCTGCAATGAAAGACCCCCGATATGGCAAGGATACGGCTTACACCAAAGACGTTGAAGAAAAGCTAGGGCGTTCATCAGTATTTTAAAAGGAGATTATAATGCCAAAAGGTAAAGGTACTTACGGTACAAAACGAGGCCGTCCACCAAAGAAAAAGTAAACATTCTGGCGGGGCGAAAGTCCCGTCAATTTATCATAAGGAATAATCATGCCTAAAAAAACTGGCTTATATGCAAACATCCACGCAAAACGTGCAAGAGGTGGGACACCCCGCAAGGTTGGCTCAAAAGGCGCACCGACTGCAAAAAATTTTAGAGCTGCAGCTAAGACTGCAAAGAAGAAATAACTAACACACCTCTTTAGGTGGTTGAGACTATCGACAATGAACGACAGAGCCATATGCGTATGACAACCCTGATTAGAAATTGCGAAAGTCATTCTTAAATCTTAAATTATCATAGGAAAAGATAATGACAAACGTAACTCCGTCTCGCTTAGGGGCGGCAAATCTAGCGGCAGCTAACTACACGCAAACAAATGCTTTATTTCTTAAAGTCTTTGCTGGTGAAGTTTTAACTGCCTTTGACGAAACAAACGTAATGAAAGACTTACATGTCGCTCGAACAATTTCGAGTGGTAAGTCAGCTTCATTCCCAGTGACAGGTAAAGCTAACGCTGCATACCACACTGTGGGTACACCTTTATTGGGTACACAAGCGATTAAACATAATGAAATCGTTGTAAATATCGATGACATGTTGATTGCTGATACATTCATCGCAAACATCGATGAAGCTAAGAACCACTACGATGTACGTGCAGAATACTCACGTCTATTAGGTATGGCTCTTGCGAAACAATTTGATGTTCGTTGTTTACAGTTAGCTGTATTAGCGGCTCGTGCCTCTGCAACCATCTCTGGTGGTAACGGTGGTTCAGCTATTACTGATGCAGATGCTAAAACAAACGGTGCATCATTAGCAGCATCAATCTTTGAAGCAGCTAAAATCTTGGATGAGAAAGACGTTCCTGAAAATGAACGTGTAGCCATCATGAAACCCGCACAATATTATAACTTGGTACAAACTACTGATGTTATTAACCGTGATTGGGGTGGAGCAGGTGTCTACGCTGATGGTAAAGTATTACGTGTGGCTGGTATTGAGATTGTGAAATCTAACAATGTACCATCAACAAACGTATCAGCAGTAGCTGGTGAACAGAATACTTACCACGGTAACTTCTCAACGACTGCAGCTGTTGTAATGCAGAAGCAAGCGATTGGTACTGTTAAGTTAATGGACTTAGCAGTTGAAAGAACATCTGGTGACTTCGAAGTTATGTACCAAGGTACATTAATGGCTGCGAAGTACGCAATGGGCCACGGCATCTTGCGTCCTGAGTGTTCAGTAGAAATCAAAACTGCTTAAACTTTTTTTGGGTTGGTCTTTATGAGGCCAGCCCATTTTTTTATTTTATGAGGACATCATGACAAAACCATCGTCCATGACCGTACTAGAGGCGGTCAACGTCCTGCTGACAACAATTGGCGAAGCACCTGTGAATACACTTACAGGCAACCAAGTTACTGATGTGACAATAGCCAACCAAGTTTTAACTGAAGTGAGCCGTGAGGTACAAGCACAAGGCTGGCACTTCAACACAGAAGACAAAGTTGTCCTCAGCCGTAACGAATTTAATTTTATCGTAATACCTGCAGATGTAGCACGTATCGATACACCCGATTACAACACTGTAATACGTGGTGATAAACTATTTAACTTAGACACTCGCAGCTATGAATTTACAGCAACTGTGGAAGCATCCATTGTTTACTACCAGGATTTCTTAGAACTTCCTGATGTTGTGAAGAAGTATATTACAACAAGAGCTGCACGTATCTTCTCAGACCGAATGCTGAACTCAGAAACCATACATAGAATGGTATCTCGTGATGAGCAAAAAGCCCTGATTGACCTAAAAGATTTTGAAGGGGACACAGCGGATTTCAACATGATGGATAGCTATTCAGTATCTCGTGTAATGAACCGTGGGAATAAACGTAGGATACTTTAATGGGAATGATAAGCTCTGCTATCCCCAACTTGATACAAGGCATATCGCAACAATCGCCAGCTCTGAGGCTTTCGTCTCAGGCTGAAGTGCAGGTTAATGCGTTTCCATCTCTCGTTGAGGGACTACACAAGCGACCACCGCTAGAACATGTGGCTATTATGAGTAACTCCGAAACAACGGGGTCATTCACACAATTAATAAATCGTGATGCAAATGAGCGTTATTTTATGTTCATCAATGCCAGCAATCAGATTTCTGTTTATGATTTAGCAGGGAATGCAAAAACTGTTACATATCCAAATGGCACTAGCTATCTAAATTCAAGCGCACCCGCTACTGATTTTAGAGCAGTTACAGTTGCTGATTACACATTCATTGTGAACGCTAACCAAACGGTTGCAATGAATACAGCGGTTACACCAATATATCCATACACTGGTTTGATAGCTGTAAAACAAGGTGATTATAATCAACGATATACTGTTTATCTTGATGGTAATGTAGCTGCTAACATAATAACCTCTTCATCAAATCAGGTAGAAACCCGCACAGATGACATTGCTACAAGATTGGCAACAGCAATAAATGGGCAATCTAACTTCTCTGCACATGCGGACGGTTCAACAGTTGTCATTACTAAAAGTGGAAATGCTGCTTTTGACTTAGCCACTTATGATAGCTTTGGAGATACTGCGTTAAGTGCCACAGTTGGTACAGTTCAAAGGTTTGATGATTTACCAAGACAAGCACCTCATGGGTATATTGCTCAAGTACAAGGTGACCAAACAAATGACTTTGATGATTACTATGTAAAATTCGTAAGTGAAAATAGTGGACAAAGTAATATTGGGTCAGGGACTTGGATTGAATGGGTAAAGCCAAACATCCAATATGAGCTGAATGCAGCGACTATGCCTCACTTACTGATACGCCAAGCCAACGGAAACTTTACTTTTGAGCAAGCTGATTGGGGCGATAGGGCAGTTGGAGATGAAGTCTCGATACCTAATCCCTCTTTTGTGGGTAGAAAAATCACAGACGTTTTCTTCTTTCAAAACCGTTTAGGTGTATTGGCAGATGAAAATGTGGTGATGTCGAGAACATCAGATTATTTTGATTTCTTTGGGACGACTGCAAGAACGCTATTAGATAACGACCCAATTGATGTTGCAGCTAGTCACGTTAAGGTTTCAGCACTTAAACATGCGATACCATTTGACCGTAAATTGTTACTCTTTTCAGACCAAACTCAGTTTATTTTGAAGGGTGGAGATTTCATCACACCCAAGAATACATCTATAAGTCAAACAACAGAGTATGAATCAAGTACAACATCCAGACCTGTTAGTGCTGGGAGTGTGGTTTACTTTCCTTTTACAAGAGGTGGATTTACCTCAGTTCGAGAATACTACGTTATCGATGATACAGACCGTTCAGATGGTCAAGATGTGACAGCACATGTGGCTAAATATGTACCTGATGGTGTTTATAAGATGGCGACAAGCACAGCTGAAAACGCCCTTGTGACCCTAAGTACGCAAGAACCTAGTAAGATTTATTTATATAAATATCACATGGCTGGAAGGGAAAAAGTACAATCATCGTGGTTTGAATATACCTGCGCTGGTGCATCAATACTAAGTGCTGAATTTATTGAGAGTTCCTTATTTGTTGTAGCAAACAAAGCAGGTAAAACAATTCTATACCAAATGCATTTCGATGCAGGTCGCTTTGATACAAACCAAACATATGTGACCAGGCTTGATTATAGGCTTACAAATACTCAGGTCACTAAGTCATATAATAGTGGAACAAACCAAACAACTATTACGACACCTTACGCACTTACCTCTCCTGTAGTTGTAACTCGTGGTGCAAGCCAAGGAAATATTCTCCCTAATATCTCTGTATCTGGTGCAACTATTGTTGTGTCAGGCAATCATACATCCACTGAATTTTATGTGGGTGAGAGATACACGATGACATATGAGTTCTCTGAGCCAACCATGAAAGAACCAACTGCAACTGGGGGTCGTGTTGCCATAACTGGTGGACGACTACAGATAAAACACTGGTTGCTGCGCTATCAAGATAGTGGTGATTTTACAGTGAAAATACAGCAAAAGGGCAGCACAACATCAAAAGACTATGTATTTACAGGCTTTGTTGTTGGTGATGGCACAAGTACATTAGGTACAAATGCACTCACATCAGGGGATTTTAAGTTTCCTGTGATGTCAAAAGCTGACCGTATTAGAGTTATAATCGAGAGTGATAGCCATCTTCCATGCCAATTCTTATCAGCAGAATGGGAAGGAAATATGCATCTCAGGTCAAGAAGATATAATGGATAAATTACTTACACCAACCACGGTGGAAGACGTAGAATATATAGCTCCTAAACTAAGAACAGCAGATAAGAATGAATGTCAGGCGGCAACAGGTAAAGAGCCGCTAGATGTCCTGTTGGCAAGTTTGGAAATAGGTGACCTCACACTAACCCTTCGAACACCACAAGGTGAACGAGTTGGGTTGTGTGGGGTCGTTGCGTCTCACCTAGAAAACGCAGGTATCATTTGGATGTGTGCAACAGATGACATCTATCAACATCAAATGACATTTCTGCGTAACAGCAAGGCAGCACTGGCTAGGTTAAGTCAGGGATATACTGTCTTATTTAACTGTGTAGATGCCCGAAACACTGTCCATATGAAATGGCTTGATTGGATGGGCTTCACGTTCATCAACAAGCACGAAAACTATGGGGCTGAAGATAGGCCCTTTTACGAATTTCTAAGGATAAACAATCATGTGTGAACCAATGACAATGGCTGCCGTAGCAGGTGGCGGGGGTGCAGCAGCAGGGACAGCATCAGCTGCATCTGCGGCATCAATGGCAATAAAAGGTATATCTGCTATAGGGCAAGCAGCAAGCGCACGTCGTGCTGCAGAAGCTCAAAATAAAGCGTATGCCCAAAATGCTGCTTCAGCTAGAGACGCTTACTTCTTAAAATCTAAACAAGCAAACTTACGTGTTGTCCAAGAACAAACTCAAGCATCACAACAAAAGATGGATGCTGATTTAAAAGCAATGCGTTCACAAGGTACAGCTATTGCTGCATCTGCTGGTGCAGGGGTTGAAGGTGCAAAC